AAATTCTATCAGCTTTGCGCTTTCTGAAACTTCGCCATATAATTTAATCCATGCCATTAATTATCCTCCATAAAACAGTAGGGCCTCTCCGCGACGAGAAGCCCTAAATTTTAGCCGGTCGCGTCGGCACTGATAAGTATAGCATATTATTTGCTATCAAAACATAGACTCTTGTGATGTTACATTGTGAAGATTCGCGCAGGCCTGTTTATAATAGCTGTCCTTTAATTCTATACCGATAAACCGGCGCGACATTTGCAATGAGATATATCCCTCGCTACCTATTCCGGCGAATGGGCTTAAAACTATATCATTAGGGTTTGTCCATAGTTTCATAGCCCGTTCTATTACTTCAAGCTGTAATGGGCATATATGCCTTTCGTCTTTTTCGTCCCGTGCGCTTGTGCGCTGTAGGGTCTTAGATGGGTTTATATCCATCCAGACCGGGCTAGCATACTGTTGCCAAAGCTGAACGGGGAAAGACTCATTCGTATGCGTTACTCTTTCGGGATTATCGCCAGGCTTCCGCATTGTAACCAGATAATCAGGTATCCCCTGCCGACCCATGCAACTATCTTTTTTTATTTGCTTATGGAGCAGTCCTAAAGCCTTTGTGCGTTGCATTGCTGTTACGGGGTTTTTCCAAATACAAACCTCGCTATGATAAATCCATCCAGCTTCCAAAAACATTTTTATCAGCTCGCCTCGGAAGTCGCGTATACCTATGAACCCATCATGCGTTTTACTGGTCGGCAAATTCATGCAATGAAATGATAAAAGCCGCCCGGTCATAGTTACCCTAAATAAATCCTTAACTAAGAATTTAAAATGCTCATAAAATTCTGCATGGTCTTTTGAGTTACCCATATCGCGTTCACTGTTGGAATAAACATACAGCGAAGCAAACGGAGGGCTGAATATTGAATAATGGATAGAGCAATCCGGTAGAGATTTTATAACCTCGCATGAATCTCCATGATATAAGCTGTATTTATCTGTGATTTTCTGGTTTAGCACTTTCATTATTATTCCCCTTTTACCCATTCTGGGATTATCATATCTTCCGTCGGTATGTAATCTCTGCTCATGGTGTTACCATGCGCGATATTTCCTTTTACAAATCTTGCGGTATGCGCTACCATTGATTCTATCATTTTCATAGCGTCGGCTTCTTTGCGTTTGATATTTTTAAGGACGCTTCCCTCTGCCTCGCTTGTAATGATATGGACATTTACGGGCTTCTTTTGCCCGAACCGATAGCACCGTCTAACCGCCTGAAAATACTGCTCAAAGCTGTCGGACAATCCGACAAATGCCATATTATGGCACGTCTGGAAGTTCATTCCGAATCCACAAATGGAAGGCTTGCTAACAAGGCAGTCTATTTTCCCCGCCGCAAAGTCAATCATTGAAGATTCTTTATGTTCGGGCTTATCGCTTCCCTTGACTTCAACCGCCCCGCGTATTGATTTTTTTAATGCTTCACTTTCAATATTTAAGTCGCACCATATCAGCCAAGAGCCATCATCTGACTTGTTCACAATATCGACGCAATGTTTTATACGTTCACCAAAACTACCCTTACGCGCCGCCCGCCTTTCGTCTAGCGTTTGCGCTTCAAGTGCGAATAGGTCGCCATCCATTCTATCAGATTTTACGACATGCTCATTTATGGTAAGTGGCGGAAGGATAAATCTATCATCTGAATATCCTAAGTCGGACGGCTTGCTCAAAATCGCCGCCCATGAAGCGCACCATTCCCAAAACTTATCTACAGCATGGCCCTTTAATCTCCATACCGAAGTATCTCCGCCGTCGTGGACAAAAAACATAGAGAGCATTTCAGTCCGGCTCATAACGTCTAAAAACTCCGCATGATTTCCCAACTCCACAAAATCATTAGGCGCGGGCGTAGCCGTGCAAGCTAATTTATACGGCGTATGTCTGAATCCCTCTATTATTTGATTCCGCGTCGAACTGGTAAACGATTTAAGTATTGAGCTTTCGTCTAACACAATCCCGCCGAATTTACTAATCTGGAAATGCTCTAGCTTTTCATAATTGGTAATATTTAGGCCAGGGCGCACATCTTCCTGATTGCGGCATAACGTAATCGTTATGCCAATCTTCCTAGCCTCAACTACAGTTTGAGCAGATACGGCAAGAGGCGCGAGTATTAATATATCCTTGCCAGTGTGTCTATGCACGTTTATGGCCCATTCGCATTGCATTAAGGTCTTGCCCGTCCCGGTCATAGTAAATAGTGCCGCCTTGCCCATTCTCAACGCCCACCGCACCAAATCGCGCTGATAGTCAAACAAGACAGGATTTATATTTTTGCAATCAAACCCCGATTGATTGGTCTTTATTTTTTTGCTTGCGATAAACTTCTCGTAATCCATTATCATACCCCTTGTAAAATAGGGCCTACCTGCGACAGTAGGCCCATAGTTTATTTGCCGGTCGCAGTCGGCTTTGCTAAATTAGTGTGCGGGCTAGGCTTGATACTAGCTAGTGGGCCTTCGGTAATCGGGGACCGCCCAACGCTCTGATTCGGCAGGATAAGTGCCGCCCGAATTAGCTGCGTGTCCTATCCACGCCGCCGCACAAATACATACTACAACTTATTTTCAGAAACGTCAATCGGTGATATGCTCAACATATACCAGCGCATGATTCTCTCGGCATCATTTGCGCCTTTGCAAACATGGACGGAATATCCCGCCTTGCGTAGCGCGTCATGTATGGCTCGCTGTTCTGGTGATATTACGCCGCCCTCCTTGCGTTTCATTTCAATGCGTAAGCCATGATAGCCGAGCCGGGGCCAGTCAAATATAATGTCCGGCGCACCTTTTCGTAATCCCTCGGCCTTTAGCTTGACGGCAGTTCCTATGCTTACCCGCGCGCCATTTGGAATTGCGTAGAAAAGAAGCTGTTGTTCTTTCGGTATCCAGCCCTCCGTCTTTTTCTTTTTATTATCAATCGCCCAGTCTACAAATACGACTTGCTCGCCATGCTCAGATAAGCTTCCATCGGCGCAATATAGTCTATTTCGTCGCATTTTTCGCCCTCACAACAATTTGCCAATCGCCCAAGAGTTGTCCACCATATCTTAGTCCATTCGCGTTCAGTGTCATGGTTTCCGCACCAGTCTCCATACAGGCTGCGGCCAGTATTATTATCGCAGATTCTAAGACTCCTGGCGATATCGCTAAGCCGGTAAACGTTCTTGATTTATTTTCCATTTTTCACCCTCCGATTCCAGTATTTTTCGACGTGGATATTCCCCTTTTCACTGTCAATGACATCTCTTGGCTTTTCCATTACAGTGTGGGCACAGTTTCAATTTAGTCATTTAACTTTCTCCGCCTCTAAAATTTCCAATTTGAAAACATCCTTTGCGTAAAGGTCATAGTTTATGCCATCTTTCAATGGCACAAGCCAAAACTTTTTGGTTTGCAAAAGTTCACTTACGCAAAACGTGTTCATGCTTCCCGTAAGAATATATGCTTTACCCATTCAGCACCGCCCTAGCCGCGTTCCTTCCAGCCTTGTTGAGTTTATAGACGTAATACCGGCTTCCGTTGTCCGCCTTGTGCCAGATACGGTCTGCAAGTTTTCTCTCGTGCAATGCCTGTAATGCTCGGTTTATTGTGCCGGGCTTGCATGATAGATTATCCCATGTCCATAAGTCCATGTCAGAGACATAATCGCGCCCCCAAGTTGTTAATGCTTCCAACACCTCCCGCACATGCGGCGTGTCTATATCCCGGTGTGATGTTCGATTTAATACTTTCTTTTTCATTTATCGCTCCCTGTTAGTTTTAGCATTAATGTTACTTCCGATTCGGTCATAAGTTTGGATTCCCCATAATTTTATGGTCTCTTTTTAGGCAGACGGCACCAAGGCCATCACTCCGCGCCCGTTTAGAAAATAATGGGCGGTCACACAAACGACATCTAGGCATACCATGCAAAAACCAGATAAGATGTTTTATGGTGCGTTTCATGGTTTAGCCTCGCTCAACCGGATTATTTTTGTAATCCATGATTTTGTTTTCTCAGTGTATTTTTCGCGTATATCGTCGGGCAATGCTTTTGTATTTACGCGGCTGACTTCTCGCTCCTTACCTACAATTTGGAATTTATCACCGACAAGAACGTGCGGGAGATTCTTGAATTTATCCTTCAAGTCAGCGTCCAGGGATTCAAACTCTTTAGCAATCGGCTGTATTTCCCCCCGTCGTTCCAGTGCCGCTTCCAGTTCGGGATTGTTTATCATATTAGGCGGCTTATTATTTACGTCCGGCAGGCAGACATGAGCAAAAGCGCATTTACCACAAGCCGAGTTATCATATTCAATCCGCGCCGGGTATTCCTTGCGCTGTAAGAAGTCATAAGCCCGTTCCAACCGCTTTAATATAAACTCGCATTCGCCGTAATCTAATGCGACGGGCAATAGTTTATAATGCCCCTGCAAATCATAGAGGATAAACATTCCAGCCTCAATGGAATTTCCGAAAAGATATAACTGCATTTGCCGAAGGTATTTTCGTAAATGCGGCTTCTTTTGGAAGTCCTCTATATCATGGATTCCGTTAAATGTATTCTGATTCATTGTTTTTATTTCAAACGGTATGGCCTGTTTTTCATACAGGATTTTACCGTCTATTCGGCCCCGGCATATCAGCTTGCCATCGCGGCTGTTCACATCAAACGGGCTTTGCTGTTGCATGACCGTGAAGCCTAGTTCTTGCAAATGAATCAGGACGGCTCGCTCTCCGGCATTACCAGCGTCAAACAGTGCCTGTAGTCCAGCGTCGTGCAATCCGCGCTGTTTCCAGTCAAGTATTGAATGGACAAGATAGCGGTCGCATTCGGGAATGTCGCTGGCAATAAAGCTATTACGCGGCGACGTTCCCTTTATCTCGGCTTCTAAAAATGCAATGCGCTTATCCGAGATTTCGTCTATAAGCCTCTGCGTCTTTTCGTATATAGATTCCATGTTTTTATATAGGGCCTGTCCCATAAACAGGCCCTCATATCCTTTAGCGTTGGCTTACCGATTTAATCATCTTATCGCCCCGGTCGTTTACTTCAAGTCCGAGGACTGCCTTTTGTCCGATAACGGCTTTAAGTGCCGGGAAATTATCGTCCCATGCCTTAAAATCGCCTTTGTCGGTATGCACGGAATAAAGCACCCACTCTTTGCCCGTTTTTCCTTTTCCCTCACGCTCTTTGACAACTTCGGTTACCGTGGCTTCAACTTCCGTCTGTTCGCCAGCGTCCTTTGCGCTATCGCTTGTCGTAGTTGCGCCCTTACCCTTGCCGCCAAAGCCCACCACGTTGATTTTAGACTCATCAAGCCCCATCGCTACAGCCTGTTCTTTGCTTATGAGCCGTAGCCCTAACATTTGCCGCGTTCCCTCTTTCATCGCGTTGCGTCGGGCGGCCTGTGCTATATTGGATTCCGATATTTCATCTGCCGGAATTATTGCGCCGTAGGCTTTGCCAAAAAACTTATCCCGCGTTCCGGCTCGGCCTTCGACTGATTCAATTATGCGATTACCGAAAACCGCATCGCAAGTGAAAACGTAATCATAATAGCTTCCGTTTTTATCTGTGCCGGTTTCCTTTTTGCTTTTGAAGTTGCGGAATGATATGCCGATAAATGAGGCTATGCGCTCCGCACCCGCACCTCCGACGGATATTTTTACTTTGTCCTTATTTTGTCCGTCAGCAAATCCGCAAAAATCGCCAGGATATGCCCGCGAAAAGATAAGTTTCATTATCTTGTCGTGCGCTTCGGCAATCTTTGGGGCTTTTTCTGCCAGTTCAATAATCGCGTCTATGCGCGATTTCTCGGCTGGCAT